GAACACATATTTACATTTTCATTATATATGGACATTTTACGAAATTCCTTAGGAACTTCCATAAGATAAACACAACGCATGGAAATAGCATTATAAATGGAGTTGACAATGGCAGTAATAGGACAACCAGATGGAATACTGTGCGTCCATTGATACACGTTTCCGCGACACAAATGGACCGAGTGAACAATAGAATTCCACAAAACAGCACGAACTAATTGGTTTTCTTCGGAATCAGAATACCATCTGTTGATGATGTCGAGGACTCCCCACAGAATTTTGGCAATGAGAGTACCATCATAATTTGAGAAATCACCAGCATAACACTTATCACCAACTTTAGATAAAAGTTTACCAAGTACATGCCATTCAGAAGAAAAAGGGTTAATACCAACAGCAATTTCATTGTACATACGATTGTCCATAACATGAGCCATGAACTGCATAAAATATTTACGAAACAACACAGTATAATCCATGGGACCGTTCGAAAAAACACGAGTTTTGCCTTCGTTGACTTTTGCAATGGGACGACGTTCATCCTTGAGCGTATCAACCCAGATGATATCGGATTGAATTCCTTGTTTAGCTTTTTCTTCCATCAATTCGACGGCAGCGCGAAGCTCAAGGGCTGAAGGAGAAGTAAAATCATATTCCAATGAACCCATCCACTGGGTCTTACCAGGTTTGCGACCTGGAATCAAATTCCAAGGATACCCAGGAGAAGTGGTGCGGTTGATAGCATTTACATGATCATCACCAGCAACTCCCATAATAGCCTCTTCATAAGATAGAAGTGTTTTGGGACGATTGGTTCCAGCAAAATCATGAGCAATCTTACGATACACATCATCACGAGCAACTTCAAAAAACTCATTCTCTACAGTTAAAGCAGCTTTTCCGGCTTTAGCCAATCCCTTGAGAAGGGGATCAACTACTTCACCAGATGCATTACGGAAAGGTTTCAAATAAGCAGGTTTGGTATATGTTTGAGTGACTTGGTTATGGATTGAACTGGGCATGAGTTCAGATTTGCTAACGTCAGCAACAGGTTGAAGATGTCCAAGAGGAATAAATTCACCTTCCATGGGGAGAGTGAAATCTTCATTCAGATGGGCATATGGACGACAAACCTG